AACCTCCACTACCTGAAGAAAATTTTACAAAGTCCACTGCACCATCAGGTGTGCTTGACACAAATAATCCAACACCAGTTGCATGTCCTGCGTTACAGGCTATACCTACGGCTGTAGACCCAGTACCTCCAACTACTCCAAGTCTCTCAGTGCCAACAATAGGATGTGTATTACTAGCGTGATTTATAAATAATGAGCCATCATCGTTTATCCTCATGCGTTCTGTGTTATTAGTTCCTAATACTAAAGGGTGATTTGTAACTGTTTGTAAAATAGATTTTGGGTCAGAGGTATTATCTGCTCCAAACACACTATTTACAGAACTAGATTGAACATATACTTGACCACCACCAGTGCCTGAAGTGCTAGTGACTGTGAGAGCCGTAAAGTTGGTGTTACTTTCTGGTGAGGTGTCTCCAATACCAACATTACCATTGCTATCAATCCTCATGGCTTCTGACGCATTAACTGTAAAAGCCATAGCATTATCAGCATTAATATAACTAAGTTGTCCTATATCAGCGTCACCTGTGTCACCCATGTTTATAAAAGATGTGCCACTTGTTGAACTTATAAGTTGCATACTTCCGTTGCCACCTGAGTTTTCAACGTGTAAGAGAGTTGCAGGGGAAGTTGTACCAATACCAACGTTGCCACTACTATCAATCCTCATGCGTTCTGAGCCATTAACTTTTGTAGATAAAAAATTACTTGCATGATTGTATGTAATATTTCCAGACGAACCACCTGAGTCCTTGAACTCAATAAAATTATTAGCTGTTGTACCAGTAGTTTTTAACTGTAAAAATGTATCACTAGAGGTTTGTATAGTTATGCCATCTCCACCATTAACTGTAAGAGTAGATGCCATATCTACTGCTCCATCTATGTCCACAACATCGAGATTTGTTGTGCCATCTACGTCTATGTCACCTGATATATCTAAGGAATCAGCGGTTATAACCCCATTCACAGTTAAACTTTCAATATTGTCGTTTGTTTGGTCTAAAGTGAAAAGAGAAATAAACGCGTCATTATCCTCATTTCTTATTTTCAGAATGTTGTTTGTAGTGTCGTAAAATAACTGGTTAGCGTAGGTGGTTGAGGGTGCTGAAGTACCTGAGTTTGTTGAACCTAATGCTTGTAAAGCTGAGTTTAAATCTGAACGAAACGATGCAAACCCTTGATTGGCTATTGATAAATCATTTTGCGACATTTAGCACTCCTAACTTGCTATTTCCCCGAACCCTCTTGCAACATAATCAAAAGTTCTGCTTACTGTTGCACTGGAACTATTAAAAAATTCTATTGTAAACCCTGTTTCACTTTTATTGGTTATAGCATAGAAATCTCCACTAGCCAAGTTCTGAGCAGAAATTCCTACACCTTGAAGTGATTTAAATGCAGGACTAAATGTTATTGCTTTACCACTTGTGCTTGTACCGCTTGCAACATCCGCTTCTGCTATAACTCTATCGGGCATATCTACAGTAACCGATAACGCAGATACTTGTTGAGTCGCTGTACCTTTTTGACTTGTCATCTGTAGCTTGAATTTAAATGCTCTTGCCTTGTAATCCCCTACAAAAAACTTTCTAAAATCTGTGTATGTTGGCGAACCACTTGGGTCACCTTCTGTTGTTGCTACTAATAATTCTGTGTTTGTATCGTCAAACTGTTGGGGGTCACCATCAAATAACCCTGACCTGTCATCAAAGTTACCCGACGCATCATCAAAGGAATCGACAAAACTTATTCTTGCAACATTCATATTTGCTGTAACTCTACTGGTATACACCGAACCTAAATCTATATGTGTATCAAATTCATATGTTCCAGAGCTTGCTACATTTCCTACTCCACCATCAAACAACCCCCCTGCATCGTCAAAATTCCCTGCCACATCATCAAAATTATTGGCTGTTCCTAATTGAAGTAAATTGCCATCAGTCACCACCATATTTGTTTTTGAACCAGTAAAACTAGGACTTTGAGTACTTGTAGAAACTAAATTTAATCCTTTGATACTTTCGATTATTGCGACTGTAGAAACCGCATTTTCCGAACTATTACCCACTTTATCTACTGCCTTGATGAAATATGTTCCTGTCATAGCAGGTACTATCACAGTATTAGCAGGTCTTGAAACCTTATCCGCTATATCTATTGAATTAGCGTATGTTGCACCGCTTGTTTCTTTTGCGTGTCTTATTCGATAATGTGATAAATCTAAATCTGTTACTGGAGTCCATCCTAAATGTGCTTCTGTGCCTATTATATTCACACTAAAATTCGTTACATCTTGAGGGGGTTGTGTTTTACCGACTACTTGGTGTGTAGTGCTTACAAATACTGACCGACTTATTGAACTAACCGACCTTGCCCGAACATCATAAATTACATTATCTTCAACATTTACTAGTTCAAACTGTGCTGAACTACCTCTACCTAAGTTGATAAACACCGAATCTGTTGACTTTTTGGCTTGTACTTCGAAATCCGTAATAAATAAATCGGTAGCTGTAACATTCACCAATAACACCGCTATAGCTTCCTCATTTCTTGCCCTTAATTCATCGGTGACGGAAATTGTTGGTGCTTGAACGACAAAGGGGTTGGGTAGTGTTGTGTCGGGTATTGTTGGTAATGCTTGTTGTGTACCGAATGTATAAAAGCTATCTTGATGCTCCGAACATTGAATACTTACTGTATGATCGGCATTTACTGATACTCTTTGTACTCGAAAGGGTTTTGCAGAGAATCCAGGGGTTGCATGGGTTACGTTTACTATATCACCTACCGCTAAATCTAAGGCTGTTCCATCGGCTCTAAGCGATATATCTAAACTTGATCGTGAACGTCTTAGAATGATTTCAGCCATTTCTTGTGCTTGATGGGCATTTGTTATCATTGTGTAATCAAAGCGACCCTCTAAAAGTAACTCACCATCTTCTGTTTTCATGGTTGCGTGTTGATCTGCCGAATCTAAGCCTGTTTCATCTACTGGTGGAAACTGTACTGTGTCGGTCTGATAGTTTTTATCTGGATTTACAAAAGTAACAATAACCCTGTTATATCGTGAGTTTTTGTTTTTACTCTGAATACTAATACCGCCTATTATGTTATCTTCTGTGAGTGTAATTGATGCTGAACCTGTGCTTTCGACTAGGATATTATATTTACCACTAGAAAAGTTTAGATAAGATCGTGAGCCTTTTACAAATTCTTTCACGTTATTGATAGCTTTTCTTGATGTGTCCACCACTATATGACTATCTAAAAGGTCAATAGCACTTGCACCGCTAACAGGGGTTATATCGGCATCACAAACATCGGTGGCTGTTTGCCAATCCGCAAAGTTACTATCAAAATAACTATTGGTAATACCCATTCCAAACCTGTCGTTTCTTAGGTAGTCTAGTAGCTGTAATATAGGATTGTCGGAATACTCCCATGTTGTGCTTGTATCTGCTCTATGGCTACCGCTACCGCCTGTGACTGTTCCATCTAAGTTTGGGTTATAAACTTTGCGACCTTTTACAATCGCTTGAACTGTTGGCAATGAGCCAAATTTTTCTGCGTTCCATTCAAATCGCAAGGCTAAATAAGCTAAACCCCTTAATCTATGATTTGAAGTCCATGAACTCACTTCGCCTAATAATGATGAAGACGTTTGTGAATCTGTTCCTAAGTGTGCTTGTACTGTAATTAAACTATTAGTGTTTTCGGTATCAAAGAAATTAGCGTCTGCACTAGTGACTGTTCTTTGTGTGCCATCGGTTAGTGAACCCGACAAAGTAACTTGGTGATTGTTTACAAATAAGGTTTCAACGCTGTTTATTTCTCCTTCACTGAGTACTACTGCCATATATAAATATTGATTATCTGTGCCTGATGTTTCTACAAAGACAACATTACCACCGACTTTTCGTGTTCCGTACACCACAGGAATACTTGAATTAGCAGTGAATTTATTAACTAATATTCCTCTTGCTACTTGTTCCTCAAATTCTTCCGTAAATTCTGGTATTTCTGGTTGAGGTACTACCCAACTGATAACCTCGTCAACAACGTCTACAACTACATCGACTACACCAGTTACAACATCACCGACAAAATCAACTGTTTCCGTTATTACATCGCCAACAAAATCAAAAACGTCTTCAACGAAACCGCACATTTAAAACATTCTCCAATTACTTCCCATGTTTTCAAATCCTAATCTTTCAAATACAGGGTCTTTGTGTAGACCTGTGCTGACCGATAGCAAGATCGGCAACCCTTCCGATACATTCTTTACAGAATTAACTATTGTTTTTACTAAATTATACGTTCTAAATTGCTTTCTTACATACAATACATGGATATTCATTATCTTATCTTTGCTAAACCAATATTCCGCCTTGTGGAACATACATAAACCCATCAGTTCTTCTTTATCTAAGTCTTTAGCAAAAATAACCTTTCCCTTTTCTAAAATTGTGTTGATGAATAATGTAAGCTTTGGCTTGTCAACTTCTGGAAGCTTTTTATCAAATAACTCTCCTTCTTTGAACTCCATGAGCATTTCATAAATCATGTCAAAGTCTTTTTTTTCTGCTTGATATAAATGTACACTACTCATTCTCTACCCCATTTAATGTCTACTAAATTTAGTGCTGAATATTCCATACCTTGATCGGTAGAGAAAAACCTTTTTTGTGAATTATCGGATGTTGTTCTACCGCTTTTCTTTGAGAAGTTACCCCAATGTGACGTAACAGAAAAACTCAAAGTGGCTGTTGTTGTGCTATCGGTAATTTTAAATTCATCTATCGTTCCATAAAACAAAAGAAAAGGGTCAGATATTAAGGCAAGATTAGAATCAAGAAACCCCCTGTAAATAAAGACATTATCGTTAATTATGTTTTCATTTAGTACAATAGAGATATAGGTTTGATCGACACCAGACAACGTAACGACCAGACTATTTTTTGAGGGTGAAGCGGTTTCACTTACTGCGGTTATTCCTCTAAAATGTCCGTTTGCTAAATAGGTTCGTGAGCTACCAGAAACACTAGACGTAATATCAAAGCTTGCGTTTGTAAAATATACTGGGGTAGCAAACCCTAATTCTATTAATAAAACTGGTTCGATATTTCCTGTGGCTAGTTCTGTTTTTACCGCACTTGTTAAACCTCTAGCCATCTATAAACTCTCTATTACATCAAACTCATAATTAAAAATTAAATTACCATTGCTATCATTTTGACCTGTTGAAAACTCTTGAATATCGCTTCTTAAATGAACATTAAAAGGAACTGAATCATAAGTAACAGAGCTGTTATCTGTTAAGGCTTCTCTTAAAGGTGGCTCGATTGTCACTGTTGACGCATTACTTGAACTCGTTACGTCTTCTACAATCATATAAACTTTGTCGTGAGCAAACTTGATAAAATCACCTGCCTTTAATCTACCTGCTCCATCCCCTGCAAAGCCATCAATAGCTATTGTGGTATCGGCTACAGAATGTGACCCATTTACCAATAAAGTTCCTGTTTCGTTGCCCTGTGCGTTTAGATAGCTAGGGAAGCTTACTGTAAAGTTTTCTTTCCTGTTTCTCTGCTTCATAATAAAAGCCATCACAGGTGCAAAGTCTGATCTAGTCATGGGAGGATATGATAAAGTAAAACTAAATCGTTGACCTTGCACTTGTCTTCTAAATGTCTTTCCGCTATCCGTTTCACTAAACAGAGTCTTTTGATTGCTCTTGATATTGATTGCGTTGAAATTTGTTTTGGGTAATGCTCCACTCATATCACTGCCATTCTACCCTTTTCGTTCATAGCACTATTGATAAGGTTTACGATTACACCCCTGCTATTTACTAACAATTCATTAAACCCTCTAGCATCTACAGTATTGATATTGAAATTTACAGTAACGTTTTTACCCATGCCAAGTTTGTCATTTGGTACTACTGTTCCTGCTTGGTCTGGTACAAAGAGTTCTGCACCTTTTTCACCTACAATACTAGGTCTACCCACTGGTGGTCTACCACCTTTTTCAAACCCTCTTATTTTATTTATGATACCTGCACCAAAGGCTAACGCACCGCCTACCGCCACAATATTGAATGGGAAAGGTATAGAAGCAAACGTTTTCATTGCACCCTCGTACAAGCTTATCATGGCTTTCTTGATAGCATCTGCTTTAAAAAGTGCCATTCCCTTATCAAATGCACTTTGTATTGCTTGTCCTATAAGCATTTCAACAGTTTTTCTAACGATAAAAGTCGATAAATCTTGAAAACTAAGTTTACCAGTCATTACAAAATCGGTCAGTGATTGTTTTAATCCTTCGAATGTTGCTCTACCTATGTCCTGTATTTCTTGAAACATATCCTTCTGTGTTGAGAAAGCATCTGTAAAACCTTTTTGAAAGTTTGCATAAACTCCCGTTAATTCTTTAACTGCATCACCTTGATTTTTGGTTGATTTAGTTATTTTATCCATGCCTACTTCTATAGTTTCCAAAGGAACATTCATATAAGCTTGATCAAGTTCTGTTATCATTTTTGTTAACGTTTCTATTTCCTTTGTTTGTGCATCTCTTATCAAAGGATTTGAAATATTAAATTGATCTAATGCCTTTTGACCCAAATCGATTTGGTTCTTCATTTCTGATCTAAGTTTTTCATAGGATTCTTTTACTGCGTCAAACCCTTTTACTCCATTATTCGAAAACAGTTCAAATTGGTCTGTGATAACATCAAGTTCTGCTCTAAAATCTTCAATACCTTTTTCTTTTTTAAACATATTGAACATTTTTTCTAATGCTCCTGTCGTTTCCGCTATTGCATT